TACGAACGCCGCTACCTTCTCGCAAATCATCCGCTCCATGGATGAAGTGTATTTGTCCCACAAGAGCGGCGAGAGCAAGACCTTTTCCCGCGACATGATGAAGAGGTGATACGTGGAAGTAGCTGCTCTCGGGTTAAAGGTCGATGGGGTCGCCAATATTGATCAGGCGACCTCGTCGCTTGGCGGATTCACCAAGTCCGCAACTGAGGCTGAACGGGCCGCGTCATCTCTAACGCCATCGTCTACGAAAAGCAGTAAGTCTCTTGATCAGCTAGGGCGATCAGGATCATCCGCTGCTGGCAGCATGTCTTCGCTGGCATCAGTTGCGCTACGTGCTGGCGGTATCCTGGCCACGGCATTCAGCGTAACAAAAGTCATCCAGTACGCCGACGCCTGGTCGGACATGCAGAGCCGCATCGGCGCCGCTGCTGGTGACATGAGCGGGGCGGCTGGATCGATGGAGAGAATCCTCCAGATCGCCAACGCCTCCTATTCGCCGCTTTCTCAAACCGCTGAGATTTATGCCCGCAACCTGAGCACTCTGCGCGACCTTGGCAGGACTGCCGCAGAGGCTGCGGACTTTACTGAATCGCTTAACAACATGCTGGTGATCACCGCAACACGCGGTGAGCGAGCAGCATCAGTGCAGAATGCGCTATCCAAGGCCATGGCGGTCGGCAAGCTTGAGGCTGATGGACTTGAGACGGTTCTGGCCAATGGTGGCGAGGTTGCTCAGGCGCTGGCCAGGCAACTAGGCACAAACGTTTCCAGCCTTCGTTCTTTCGCTAGCCAGGGCAAGATCACTGGCGACGTAATTGCTACCGCAGTAGTCGGATCGCTTGAGGATGTGCGCGCCAGAGCGGCAGAAATGCCCGCCACCATGGCGGATGCGTTTGTTCGCGTCGGCAACAACCTGACAGCATTCGTCGGCACCATGGATCAGGCTACCGGCGCCTCTGAAGCGCTGGCAGCCAAGATCATCGAGCTGTCCGATGCCGCGCTCAAGATGGCTACCAGCGAGGAAGCCATTGCGGGACTGCTTACCTGGCAAGGCACTCTGCAGGCTATCGGCAAGGACATCGTCGAGCTAGACCGCCTCCTTTCAGAGTTCAGCGGCAACGCCCAGGAAGACGCCTCTGATATCTCTTTCTCGTTTGCAGAGATGCCCGCAAACATCCGGGCGATGATCCAGATCGCAACGGTTGAGATTGCCAGCTTCATTGATGCGCAGATGAATGGCATCCAGGCGCTCGCGGCTGCTGTGAAGGCATTGCCTGATGGGCCTTCGGCGGCGGTTGATGCGTTTAACGCCGTTCGCTCGCAGATGGAGCAGCTAGGCCAGGTAAGGCTTGATTCGATCAGCCAGATCCTTGCCGAGCGAGATGCTATTGTCCAGGGCGGCAAAGATGCGGCGAAGGCTTATAAGGACACCACCCGAAGCGTTCTTGAGTTCAGCGGCACCGCAGCGACTGCCGCCAAGGAGCTAACCAAAGAGCAGAAGAAGGAGGCCGCTCGCCAAGCAAGGGAGGCAAAAAGCCTTATCGAAAACCTGCAACAGCAGGTTTTCCAGATCGTAAAGCGCACCGCAGTCGAAAAGCTTGCCTTCGACATCAAGAAAGACAGCATCAAGCTTTCTGATGCGCAACTTAAGCAGGCCGAAGACCTAGCCCGCCAAATCGACGCCGCAGCAATCGCCGAGCGAAACAAGTCCGCCGAGATCGACCGCCAGAACACGATGTACCAGCTGCAGGAAAGTTTGATTGCTCGACAGCAGCAGTACGATGCAGAGCTTGGCACCGCAGGCATGGGAGATCGTGCGGCAGACCAAGCAAAAGAGCGCATAGCGCTTGAGCAGGCAGCCCAGAGAGAGCTGCGCGATATCACTCATCAGCACGGCCAGGAGATGCGCGAGGCCGAAACAGAGGATCAGCGCAAGCATCTTCAGAAGATGTACGAAGAGCGGTTGCTGCTGACCCAAGAGGCACAGGCGAAAGAGCTGCATGCCTACGACGAGTTTACGCAGCAGAAGAATGCGCTGGATCAGGATTGGATGGCGGGCGCGCAGTCTGCGTTTGCTACCTACTCCGAGCAAGCCACCAATCTGTATGCGCAAACCGCAGAGATGGTAACCAGCACGCTTGACAGCGTCTCAGAAGGCATTGCTCAGTCAGCTACCGATGCCATCCTGAAGGGCGAAGACTTCCGCTCATCTATGGCGGCCGTGGGCGATGCGATTATCGAGAACATCCTGGGCTCGCTGATCAAGATGGGCGTTCAGCTGGCAATTAACGCAGCCATCGGAAAAGCGTTTGGTAGCGCTGCAGTAGCGGCTAGCGTAGGTGAGGCGGCAGCAATTAGCGCGGCCTGGGCAACTCCGGCGGCATTCGTCTCGCTGGCGACGTTCGGCGCTAACTCGGCACCGGCAATCGCAGGCATCGGAGCGGCTACTGCGATGTCCAGCGGGCTAGCGGTGGCTGGATTCCAGCAAGGCGGCTATACCGGGAATATGGGCGTCAGCGACGTGGCTGGTGTCGTGCATGGCCGCGAATACGTGTTCGATGCTGCCGCAACATCGCGTATTGGGGTGCCTACGCTTGAGGCCATCCGATCTGGTCGGTCGGTTGATGGGTCGGGAGCGATTGTTAGTGGTGGCCAGTCAGAATCAATGGCTGGATCTGTTACAATCAGCCCGCAGGTAAACGTTTATGGTGACCCGGATAAGTCGACCATCGCGCAGATTGAGCGAGCAGTTGCGGCAGGCAGCCAAAAGACATACCAGCGAATCTCTAACGAAGCAGCTACGGGGCGAGGGACTTTCGCCAAGAGCCTAGAGGCCGGATACGGTATCGGCAGAAGGAAAACTTGATGGCAGACCTACCAAAGTTCCCCGACTGGCTGCCAGTTCCCGTGCAGGATGGCTACGGCTTCACGCCAGTCAGCCCGCTGATCGGCACCGACATGCAGGGCGGCGGAACAATACAGCGGCGCCGATACCGCAACACGCCCACTAATGCCGAGCTGACCTGGACTTACATGTCCGACCTGCAAGCCCAGGCCTTTATGGCTTGGGTGCAGGACGTGATCAACGACGGCCAGGCCTGGTTCGAGATCAACCTCAAAACACCTGAAGGCTTCATGCCTTACAAGTGCCAATTCCGTGACATGTACGATGGCCCGACGCTAATGGGTGCATGCTACTGGGGGTTTACCGTGCCGGTTCGTCTTGCTCGCCGACCTATTCTTGACGGCGGATGGGGGCTGTATTACCCCGAAGCATTGCAGTACATGGATATCATCGACTTGGCCGTAAACGTCGAATGGCCAAAGTCGCAATACGAGATCTACATGCCAGAATTTGATCTAGCCGTGAATCAGGAGTGGCCGCAGCCATGACCATCCTTGATCGGTTCTACGTCAGCGGCGGCGAAGAAGTCCGCATAATCACTATGCAAATCGAGATCGCTGGCGATCCGGCTCGGGGCATTGATCCGGTGTCGCATTACCTGGTTCACGACTGGGAGCCGGTTGATGCGCGCCTTGAGACCGGAGAGGTCGTCAGCTTCAGCCCGTTCGCGATGTCGGTCGCTCTGCCGCCCCGTAACTTGGATGGCACTCAGGATCTGAACTTCAGCCTGGCCAACATTGACGGCCTGGTCAGTACGGAAATTCAGCGAGCACTAGCTAACAGGCTGAAGATGTACGCCACGCTGAGGCAGTACCTGTCTAGCGACCTGTCCGCACCAGCCGAGAAGCCTTACAGGATGGAGGTCAAAAACGGGCAGTGGTCGCCAGTGCAGGCCGATATCACCGCTGGTTACATGAACATCCTGGATACCGCCTGGCCGCGCCGGCTTTACACGCTGGTCGACTTCCCTGGGTTGAGGTACATCGCATGATTGATGCTCGCAAATATATCGAGGAAGTGCGCTGGCAGAAGGGCGGGCGCGCTTGGCCGAATCTGGATTGCTATGGCATCGTCACTGCCATTCGCGAGCATTTAGGCCTTGAGCGCTGGCCTTCATGGGATGGCGTGACAAAAGATGATGACGGTCTTGATCGCGCCGGTAATGAGTTCGTGCGTACCCGTGAGCGCTGCGAGCCAGAGGAGGGCGCCCTTGCCTGCTGCTATACAGCCAGCATGATGACGCATGTCGGCGTGGTGGTTGAAACCGCAACGGGTCTATGCGTCATGGAGTGCAACCCTGATATTGGCGTTACCTGCATGCCGGTTCGCCGCTTTGTTCGTCGCTGGTTGCGCGTGGAGTTTTATCGATGATTCGGATTTATCCGTCGCGGCAAGATATAAACCTGTACCCATCCATGGAGGGCCAGTCATATGAGCGCCATGATATTGATGGCGAAATAACTATTCATGAATGGATGTCTGCCCTTCTTAACCGAAACGTCAAGCCAGGAGATCCGCCCCGATTCCCTCACGAAAGCGGGATCGAGCCGCTATCAATTGATGTCAACGGAAAGACAGTTCCGCCAGAAGAATGGATTTCTACCCGCATAAGCCAAAACGACGACGTGCGCATCTACCCCATTCCTTACGCCGCTGGCGCTGCATTCTTTGCGGCTTATGGCGCCTATATTGCGGTGGCAATCGCGGCCATCGCCTTGGTCTACGCACTCACCATCAGTACTGACTCGCCAGATGGTGCGTCTGCGACAGGTGACCGCCTAGAGCTTAATCCAGCAAAAGCCAACGGCGTCAAGCTGTACGAGCCTATCCGCGAGGTATTGGGAAGGGCAAGAATCTATCCTGACTATGCCCTTCAGCCTGTGACCAGATTCATAAGCGGTCGCGATGCTCGAACCAGCATGTTCCTTGTCGTCGGAGTGGGCAGATTCGTAATCCCGCCCAGCCAGATCAAGATTGGCGAGACTCCTATCAGCGCATTCGGCAGCGAGGTTGCCTACACAGTCTATGAACCAGGTCAGAGCGTGCTTGGCGACCCGCGCAGTGAGAACTGGTATTCGGCGCCAGAAGTCGGCGCATCGAAGAGCGCCACTGCCGGTCTAGATCTTGACTCCCCCGCATCGACTACCGCAGCCAGCGCCGATGCCATCGCGCTAACCGGCAACACCATCACTGTGATTGGAGAGTCTGCAGAGCTGCCGAGCAACTGGGTAGTCGGGACAGTAATAAATCTGATTGCCCCGGATACCTTCACAGTTACCAGCAGCGGCAGCCAGAGCATAATCGCCGGCCCGCTTCAGGAGCTGCAGCCCTTCGCAGGAATGACGGTTACGCTGACCATGCTCAACGAGGGCATTGAGCTTATCGTGGATAGCTACACTCCGTACGTGCCGCCGGTGCCGGGTACCGGAGGCAGTCCCTCCAGCGTAACCGCAAGCGCCGCGCCGACTACATACGACTTCAGCAGCTCTCCAATCGTCTGGAGCCTGACCTACAGGGGCGTGTCCAGAAACATTTCTCTTACCGCTGACTATGTGA